CATTGGACAATAGAACAAAGTCAAGCAGGTGACATTTACAAACACTTTGAGCAGTACCTACCAACCTAGTATACAGTCATTCCTAACTCTACCAAGTTCTCTTGCACCCCAACTTTTCAACAAGTCCACACAACCATATTGTGTTTCTTTTGTTATGCCAGTGTCGGTGTGTAGTTTTTGTTCAACAACAATTATTGGCTTGTGATGTTTTATAGTATTTTCTCCACCTTGAATTATCTGCATCTCGTAACCTTCACAATCAATTTTAATATAATCTATACGATCAAAGTTAAAACCTAGTGTATCAAGTTTTTTCATTTGCACTTTGCCATTACCAACTGTATCTTTGTTGATATGCGAATGCCCAGTATTACCTTCTGTAACTATCATATCAATGGTGGTGTCGGCTGTGCCTAGTGCAATAGGCCATATTTCCATATTATGATTAGATACATTTAGACGTAAGCATTCTTGAAATTCGACTACAGGTTCTATTGCAATTACACGGTCAAATTTCTGTGCAAGGTCTCGACTCCAAAGTCCAACATTGGCACCAATGTCAATTGCGGATCCAAAGTCTTTTACAAATTCAAAACTTTTATGCCGTACAGGCTCTTGATAGGTAGGTGGTCCGCCCTTTTTTATATTTTTTCCAATCATATGTGCAAAATGTGTGTCTTGGTCTGCAAACCACCATCCGTGTGCTTGATACATTAGAACTTTACCTCAATACCTGTTACTACTCCGACATCATCTTTAGTTGCCGCTGGTGCTATAAAAACATTACCATAGTTAATTTTTAACATAGGAGCAATGTCTATGCGTTTGTAACCATGTACTATACCGTATTCTATACTAAGTTGTTTGTATGTTGTACGTTTACCAAAGTATATACCTGTGCGTTTATCACTGTTATGATAAACACCTGTAATGTAGTTATTAGGTAACTGATATTGCACATGCGGATGTACGTTTGCAAAATCTCCACTCAGTCCTAAATGTGAACTGACTGCGATACTGAAAATTAAATTATCTAACACCTCTAACGCCTTTCCAATATGGCAAATCAGTGTGCAACTTTATATCTCTTGGTTCGCTATGTCCAAAGGTTTTTCTCTCACCTTTCATATGATCCATGTATTTGCCAAGGTCACTATTAATAAACGGATGTCCTGCTAAACCTTTTAGATCTGGATCAGGATTTAGATTGTGAAAGTGTGCACCTCGGTTGTCTCGATATAGTTTTCTTTGTACGTCAAACAAATAACTGTCGTGCCATTCTGTATAGTTAAACATGGTGTCGTTTTTGTACATACTAGCAAAGTCTTCGACAAATTCAACGCACATAGGATTTGCTTTGTTATAACCGACCCATCCACATTCACTGTGATAGCGTTCACCTCTGCCTAAATGTGTTGCAACACAATCTCTCGGCGACACAGTATCAAGGAAGTCTATTGTAATAGTACTGTGTGTGAGTGTGTCAGCGTCTAACCATATAACCCATTCAGTATCTATGTTTTGTATTGCATGATAAATGCTAAACACTTTGTAACTGAATCGTAACCCTTGCCATTTGAAATGTTTGTTAGGTTTCCATATGCGTTCGTTGTGTGGACCTATTCCGCCATTTGCTTCAGGATTGTCTTTGTGGCGTTTGATAAAACGTTTACAATGTTTGCTATTTGCTATTAGATCTATACATTTTACATTAGGCTTTGTTATCCGTGGAGTACATTTTTCTGTGTACACAACAAGATCAACTTCCGCTGGCCAGAACTGTTCAAATGTACTGATACAACGTTGGCCATACTTATCAAGACCCTGCTGATTAAAGGTGGTAATTACTGTATAACGTTTCATATGAGTATTTAACCTTTGATCAATAACATAGCATATTATCCTGAGCAGTGTGCTTTGAATAGCAAACCAGTAATGGAAGCATTCTTAAACAGCTGTCGAGGTGCTGGTATAACACCTGTTGAAAACTCCCTCGACTGTGATGCTGTTGTTATATGGAGTATACTATGGAATGGCCGAATGAGCAAGAACAAACGGACATATGAACACTATCGTTCGCTCGGAAAGCCAGTTGTGGTAATAGATGCAGGTGCATTAGAACGTGAAGTAACATGGAAAATTGCAGTAAACAATATTACTTCAGAAGGTTACTATGGACACACTGACAACCTCGACTGGGACCGCCCTCAAAAATTAGGTATTAGTTTAGGTGAAAAGGATCTAAACGATACAATATTAATTGCAGGACAACATGATAAAAGTTTACAATGGGAAGGCATGCCTGATTTAGGCACATATGCAGTAGAAACCGTTCGACGTGTACAAAAATATACTGATCGTCCGATACTAATGCGTTTTCATCCTCGTTGTCAACCATTTATTCCTCACCATAGATTTAAAATGTTGTTACAAAATGAAAACATATATAACTGCGACATTGAAATACCAAAACCAGTTGTGAATACATATGATGTTTTTGATATTGATTATGCGTTCCACACTGTAATTAATCATTGTAGTGGCCCCGGAATCAATGCAGTGATTGCCGGATCCAATGTTCTGGTTGATAAAAAAAGTTTAGCATATCCAATGAGTATTAAGTTGAAACAAATTGAAAATCCACCACGTAAACGTAATAAAGATCAATGGCTAGTTGAAATTAGCCACACAGAATACACAGTAGATGAGATAGCAGAAGGTTTATGGTTGACAAGATTGCAAAACGCACTGGAGTAGGCGAGTATATTGACTGTGCATGTTTAATACATGACACACTATACGACTGGAGTTATGTGGACAAGTTATATAACAGCTTGTGTCGCAACCTTACACCCACAGTAAGAATGCATGTGTACACTGAAAGTACACGGTATGTACCAAAAGGTTATATCAGGCATGACTTGGAAGAATGGGATGGTGTTAGAGGTCCTAAACGCTCGTGGTGGTACAAAGTTCAGTTGTTTAATTCAAGATCATGGGGCCGTAAAACAACTAAAATGTTATACTTCGATCTTGATACCGTTATAGTTGGAAATATTGACTGGCTTTGGCAAGGCAACCAAGACAAATTCTGGGCACCTAGAGACTTTAAATATCTCATGAAAAGTTCACGTTTTAGTATTAATAGCAGTGTTATGTGGTTTGACCCACGAAAGTATAATTATGTATTTGCAGACTTTAATCTCCAAATGATTGTGAATAACCCGCGTTGTCCTTGGCACGGAGATCAGGATTACATCTATAGTAAGGTTAAGGATGATGTTGCATTCTATGATACAAATCGTATACTAAGTTATCGTTGGCAAGTTGCCGAAGGCGGGTACGATTTTCGCTATAGAAAACCGTTAAATATTGGATCACCAAGTCTAATACAAGGTGACGTTAGTGTTCTAATTTTCCACGGTTCGCCAAAACCACATGAAGTATCTGATCCATTAATATTAGCCCATTGGAAATAAATACATGTACAATGCCTCCAGGTGTCAAAGCCTCTATAACGTGTAACCAAATAATTGGGACTACTAGGTAGGCATTTTTGTTAATAAGGAAAAAAAATGGCAACAAGAAAAATAATGATTGATGGATATAATCATGCTGCAGACTCAGCTGCTACAGTATCATGGGGCGGTACTCAAGTGTTCTCTGGTGCACTAACTGCCGCAGTAATAGCAGAAAATCAAGTATGGTCCACAACGACGCAAACACCCTCTTATATCTTTTCGTGGGAATATAATAATGCAGATGATTCACAGGAAACACAACATGCTTTATCTATTGCATGTACTGCAGGGCAAATAAGAGTAGGAAATTTATGGGTAGAAGCAACACGTAATGCAGACACATATAATGCATCACCTGGACTAACAACCGAAGCAATTGACGGTGTGTACTATTATCACGCTGGGGATACCGGTATGTACGGCGATGGCAGTGACTCTGCAAATCCTGAACGTATTAATATATTGATCAATGGTGCAACACCAGTTACTGTTGGTTATACCGGAAATTATAATGGTGTTAACTTTTTATTGAATGCAGGTGACACACTTACATGCACAGGCCGTGTACCATTGAAAATGGTTGCGCCTGTATAAAACAAAACAACTAGATCCCAACTTGTATAAATAAAAGTAACAAAAATAATTCGCAAGTTGGGAGAAGGCGCCAACATGTTCGCTTAGTAACTAAGCGGTTTTAATCAGATCGTCCACTAGTTGGGCGATTTTTTTATGGCCAAAACAAATAAAAAGGTTGACTTATACTTAAACTGTGTTATTATAACAGCATAATAAGGAAAAGGAAACAAGATGACATAGCCAGCAGTAAAGTGTAAGTAGTTGATTAAGGGAGAGCGGTGCTCGACAACTACAGAGGTTTACAAGTCAGGTAGGACTCAAGGAACCATAACACTACAACTAAAAACTACCCGGTACAGATTGATCATCTGTACTGATTGTAAAAAGATCAAGTTTTATAACAGGAGCAAATATGTCAGAAGAAATTAAAAAGTACGCAGATCCAATATTAGATGCTACACCAAGAACAGCCAGAGATCCAGAAGATCAAGAAGCATATGATGCATTTTTTGCTAATGGTGGAAAAGTTACTGTGTTGGATAAAGATGCACGTACTGAGAATTTAAATATTAATCCATGGCAACGAAGTAGAGGGCGTCCAAAGGCAACTGCTAACAAGGATAAGAAATAATGTATTATGTACTAGGTGAAAATGAAACTGGTGAATTTGAGATATGGGAAAGTCTTAGTGCTAAAGAAGCAATGGCAGTGAGAAACGAATATATCAAACTAGGTATGCAAACAAAATCAGGAAAAATGCCTGATAATGCATTAATAGGTTGACATATACGTATAATGTGTTAAGCTGTTTATACAGTTAGAAAACAACATTGCATAGGAGAGCTAGAATGCAAACAAATAAAAAAGATTCCAAAACTATTAATTTTGAAACTGATCAGCAGGTTATGGACCGTATTGCTACACGTTTTGATATACTACATGACATGACCAAAGCAGTTATTGCTGGTGATGTTAGAGCTATGATTGTTACTGGACCTCCAGGAGTTGGTAAGAGTTATGGTGTTGAAAAAGAATTAGACAAAGCATCAATGATGGATAGCATTGCTGGCCGTCCTATCAAGTACGAAGTTGTAAAAGGTGCAATGACTGCACTAGGTTTGTATGCTACATTATATAAACATGCCGATGCTAACCATGTGTTGGTATTTGATGATTGCGATAGTGTGCTTATGGACGAACTAAGTCTTAACATACTTAAGGCCGCACTTGATTCAGGTAAGAAACGTGTTCTACATTGGAATGCAGATTCAAACAAACTTAGATCAGAAGGTATACCTGACAAGTTTGAGTTCAAGGGTGGTGTTATCTTTATAACTAACGTAAAGTTTGAAAACGTTAGAAGTAGAAAACTGCAGGACCATTTAGAAGCATTACAATCAAGATGTCATTACTTGGATCTTACATTAGATACTATGAGAGACAAGTTCCTACGTATTAAACAGATTGTTGCTACTGGTGAACTGTTTAAGGATTATGATCTTAGCAAGGAAATGGAAGGCGAAGTAATTGCATTCATGGATACTGTTAAGGATAAATTAAGAGAAGTCAGTTTAAGAATGGCGTTGAAGATAGCAGATCTTACTAAGGTAAGTCCTAACTGGAAACAGTTAGCAGAAAACACTGTGATGAGACGCAGATAGAACAGGTTGTCATATCAGATCTAGCTCCTGGACAACCTAAAGTGGGCAATGTTGAAAAATGTTGCCCACTTTCCTTTATGAGAATTTAACTTATGATATATGTGACTTGGCCACCGGGGTGCTATGGATATTATGTAATGCAATCTATATTTGCATATAGTAATCTTAGCACCAATCAACAAATAAAAATTGAACCCACAGGCAGTAGCCATGGATTTCAAAAAGGAAATAATTTCCGCATGAATCATAAGATGGAACCGTTTGCAGATATAATTATAGAACCAGTACAAGGGCATTGGTTAGATTACATCAATAATCAATATTTGAAAGCAAACCACGGTGATACGATTAAAAATGTTAAAACTATTTTTCCAGAATACAAAAAACATATGACGGACTTTTGGAAAGATATCGATCAGCCGTGGGTCATGCGAGAATGGACAAGTTTTTGGCTATATGATGTAATGGCAGAGTCATATAAACATGTAGACGGACATATAAGCACAATTGACCTTTACACTAAAAACGTATTTCCTAGTTTAATTAACCGTTTAGGCTTGACTGTGACGGCAGACGATGCTATAATGAAACATAATCAAAGTAATTGGATAGCACAACAACGTTTCCATAATTCGCAATATCGATGTGATGCATGGGTACAAGATGTGCTTACAAATAATAATACTGCATCGCCATGTCAAACGATGCTTGATGAGGCATATGTACAACATTGTTTAAGAGAACAAGGATACGAAATACATTGTGATGGACTTGATATTTTTCCAACAAACAGTAGTGATTTACGAGAACTAATTTATGAGAACGGCAACACTAATAATCAACGATGAAGTAAATCTTAAGATATCAGGTTTAGAGCTTGATGTTCGAAAGAAACTAGTGAATACTTTTAAGTATGATGTACCACATGCAAGATACTTGCCAGCAGTAAGACTAGGACGTTGGGATGGTAAAGTTGCATACTTTCAAATGGGCGGTAGCACATACTTAAACTTGTTACCTGACATACTTCCTATACTTGAAGATTTTAACTACGACGTTGATATACAGGATAACAGAGAATACCAAACAGTATTCAAGTTTGATCCAGTGGCAGAAGATACTTACAGTGACATTATGTGGCCGAAGAATCATCCTGCCTCTGGCACTCCTATTAAGTTGCGTGATTATCAAGTAGAGATTATCAACAGTTTCTTAAAAAATCCACAGTGTATACAAGAAGTAGCAACTGGTGCTGGTAAAACAATAATGACTGCAAGTCTAAGTGAACGTGTAGAAAATTATGGACGTAGTATTGTTATTGTACCAAACAAAAGTTTAGTTACACAAACAGAAGCAGACTATTCAAACATGCAACTTGATGTTGGTGTATTCTATGGTGATAGAAAAGAGTTTGGACATAAGCATACAATATGCACATGGCAAAGTCTAAATGTGTTGCTAAAGAACACAAAGAATCAAACAGTTGATATCACCATACATGAGTTCTTAGAAGATGTGGTTGCAGTAATAGTTGATGAAGTACACATGGCCAAAGCAGATGCACTTAAAACATTGTTAACTGGTGTGATGAGCAAGATACCATTGCGTTGGGGACTAACTGGTACAATACCCAAAGAACCATTTGAGTTTCAAGCACTGCATTGTAGTTTGGGTCCTGTGATAAATCAACTTAGTGCCAGTGAGCTACAGGAAAAAGGTGTGCTTGCAAACTGTCATGTGAACGTAGTACAACTTATAGATCATGCAGAATTTACAAACTATCAAAGCGAATTAAAGTACCTATTTGAAGAAAAAGGGCGATTAGATACCATTGCAGGCTTGGTTATTGAAGTAAATAAAACGGGTAACACATTGGTGTTGGTTGATAGAATAAGTGCTGGCACAGAACTGCTGAATCGTATGGGAGATGAAGCTGTGTTTGTAAGCGGTGCAACCAAAGCAAAAGCAAGACAGGATGAATATGATGAAGTGGCTACTGCAACAGGTAAAATCATTATTGCTACATATGGTGTCGCGGCCGTGGGCATTAATCTGCCACGTATCTTCAATCTTGTCCTTCTTGAGCCTGGCAAAAGTTTTGTACGGGTTATACAAAGTATTGGTAGGGGTATTCGTAAAGCGGAAGACAAAGACCACGTCCAAATCTGGGACATAACATCTACTTGCAGATTTGCAAAAAGACACCTAACAAAACGTAAAGCATTTTATAGAGAAGCAAACTATCCTTTTAGTGTAGAGAAACTGGATTGGAACAAATGATACTTTATTCAAATAGTTGTAGCTTTGGTGCACCAACCGACGATCATGCAGTATACCCTGAAATCGTTGCAAAAAATCTTAATGCACAGCTGATCAATAAAGGTATAGGTGCTTCTTGCAATAGACGTATAATCAGAACTACATTGCGTGATGTAAACGAAATTACCGACGATGTACTAGTTCTTATAGGATTAACTTTTTTAAGTCGTAGTGAGATATGGAGACCAGGAGTGCCAGCAGTCGACAACGATGGGCATTTTTATCAAATGAAACCAACACAAAAAGTATCTTGGATTAACGGACTAATGGATACAATAGTACCAAATATACATGAAAAAGTTGATCCAGAAGTTAGTGACTATTATAAGCAATGGATACTGCATTATAATCGTGAATCACAAATGACAGAACTATGCACTGATTTAGTTATGCTCACTGGTTGGTTGCGTAGTAAAGGTATTAAGTATAAGATATTCTCAAATGTTGATAAACTTGAAGGCAGCGAACATATTGGATATGATAGTCCTTTTATTAGTAGTTTACAAGACACAATACTAAATGATGAAGGAGTTATAGACCCTTGGAAGTTTAGTTTTGGAACCTTTGCACGAGAACTAGGACTGCGACCAAAAGACGAAGATTTATTAGGAATACACGGACACCCTGGAGCACAAGCTCATGAACTTTTTGCAAAATACTTAACGGAGACATTATGAGAATACTAACACTAGACAATACTGTGTTTGATTTAGATACATTACCAGAAGAGATAGATGACTTGCGTTTTTCAATCTTTGACAACAGTGATCCACAAAACCCAGATCACTTGTACATACCACTTATATTTTTAGAAACATTTAATTCGCCAGCATTAGTACTACGGATTGGTGAGCAAACAATGAAGATGCCAATTGATTGGCAAGTGTTAATTGGAGAGCCAGAAGTAGGTGACTTAGAAATGCTACAACTTACTAGCATTAACGACAGAGGATTTAAAGTATTTCAGTTTAATCCACTAACCAGTTTTCGACCTACATACATGGACATTGAAATTGTTGATGTGTATCAGGACGTAACATGGTATGTGCCAAAATTGAAAAATGGACAGATGTTGGCCGTTCCGGTCGAAGACAAAGACGATCCACGGTGTGCGTACTTTGTGAAGGACATCAGTCGTAACTGTGAGATCGTGGACTACAATAAGGCGTGGTAATATGGAATTTACAAATGGCATATTTAATGTAATAAAAAACAAGATGAATGACAGTGCAATTTTAGCATTGATTTATACTTGCGGTCATGTTATAATAGCAATGAATGTTGTGTATTGGATGACTGGTGCAAGCATATGGGAGGCTGGACTGGTAGCACTGGTTGAACCTTGCATAAACGGTGTATGGTTTTATATATTACATAGAATATGGACAAAATACAAGGAGAGATAATCTCAAAATGAAGAAAGTACTAATTTGTGGAGATAGTTTCTGCGTAACCGATCCAAGTTTTCCTAACTTGCATTGGTCTGAAAAACTTCTAAATAACCATGCTGATATTGAAATAATCAACTTGGCTATTGGCGGTTGTAGTAATTCAATGATTGCAATGCAACTGCTACACGGGTTGCAGTTTAAGCCAGACTTTGTTATAATATCTTTTACATGCTCTTTTCGTTTTGAAATTGAAGTAGATTCGACTCAGGTTCCTTTTGATATAAACAAACCTGAGTGTATACTTGAGTATCTTAGATCTAGATATACAAATGCCAGTGTTGATAAACAGTATATGCGACCAGTAGCAAATTTTGTAGATACTGTAGGTGACGATACAGAAATGTTTAGAAATTATCTGCATGCAAGTTTTTGTTTAGACACACTTAACACTCGCAACATTGATTTTTGCTATAGCATCGGCGGTTTACAAGTTATAGATGACATACAGAACTTTCTCAAAAAACAATTTTTGGCGGATAACCTCTATAGATATCAACAAAACGAACTGTCGGTAAATTTGTGGAATCATAATGATGGTCCAACCGGACCTTACTTTCATGTAGGAGACGACGCTATACACAACTTGTTTGCAAACGAATGTGAGTCTAAAATATGGAAAAATTAAGTATAGCAAATGAAATGCGGTGCTTGGATAGCAAGGATCGCAACTTCTATGACAGTCTAACAGACGAAGAACGTAAGAAGTATTCAAACTTTCTCATGATACGTTGGAGCAGTGCAGTACAAGGTCCTGCAGAACTGCAAGAATACTATTTGGTTGCGTGTAACGAGAGGCTGAATAAGCATTTCTTTGATATTAACAAGCATCAAAAACTACAATGGTTGTGTGCTACAAGTATTTCACCAGGTATGGGATCACATAGACATCAATGGATCTCTCCCAAGAAGAAAGAAAAAGGCAACAACGAAGGCAAAAAAATACTGATGGAACTGTTTCCTGCAATGAAGACAGATGAAATAGAACTGTTAAGCAAACTTATGACAAACAAAGAACTAAAGGAACACATGCGTGACAGTGGAGTCGCAGACAAAAAGTGAACTGTATAAATGCAAGTACTGCGAACGTGAGTTTAGAAAAGAAAGCACACTGGCAGTACATCTCTGTGAGCAAAAACGCAGATACCAAGAAGAGAAAGAAGTTGGTGTGCAAATTGGATTGCAAAGTTATCTAAAGTTTTACACCATGACACAAGGCAGTGCAAAACTAAAAACATATGCCGACTTTGCTACGTCACCATACTACAAAGCATTTGTAAAATTTGGAAGACACTGTGTTGGCATCAATGCAATAAACGTACCCAAGTTTGTTGAGTGGGTAATTAAAGAAAACAAGAAACTGGATCACTGGTGTAAAGAAGCAGTGTATGATGAATACTTGCGTCAGTACATTCAACGAGAAGCACTCACTGACGCACTACAACGTGGCATTGAATACAGTATAAAGTGGAGTGAGAAGACAGGACATCCTGCACAGGACTTTTTACGTTATGGAAATGATAACAGTGTAGCATTTGCAATAAGTACTGGAAGAATATCACCGTGGTTGGTATTCAATTGTGAATCAGGACAAGCATACTTGGCAGACATGAATGCAGATCAAACAAAAATAGTATGGCCATGGATTGATCCAGACTTTTGGACTAAGAAGTTTAAGGATTACCCAGCAGACCAGGCATACTGTGAAGAAATACTTAAACAAGCAGGATGGTAAGGAGAAGAAAATGGGATTAACAAGACCTAAAGCAATACAGGTGGAAAAGAAACCAAAACTTAAAGACAATGATTTTATACTTGGTATGATCAAAAGTGCAATACGTTTAGGTGCATGTTATATGTTGTTCACAGGCAACATTGAAATGGCAGCCGCAACATTTGCTATTGCAGAATTTGCTGGTATAGGAAATAGATTACTTTAATGAGTGCTGATGTAGATATAGATTTTGCTGACAGGCAACACATAATGGATCTAATCCAGTGTACTCCTGCTAGACAAAATGCTGAAGGACGTAAACACAACAGTGGCGTTTATGTTACGCCAATACCTGTTGATGCACCAAATGGTTGTGCAAGTATAGACTATGAATATGCTGAACAACGTGGATATTTTAAACTAGACTTACTAAACCAAAGTGTGTATACATTGATACGTGATCAAGCACACTATGACAGTATGTTGGCAAAAGAACCGGAATGGCATAGATTACAAGATAAAAGTTTCTGTGAACGTGTAGTGCATATAGGCAACTACCACGACTTGCAAGTAGCAATGCAGCCTAACTCAATAGCTCGTATGGCAGCGTTTATAAGCATTATACGTCCAGGAAAAGCACACCTACAACACAAGCCATGGAAAGAAGTATTTGAAACGGTTTGGGACGGTGATGATAGTGCTGGTTTTGTGTTTAAGAAATCACATGCAGTAAGTTATGCACGTCTTGTTGCATTGCACGTTAATCTACTTTGCGAACCAGTGTAATACTTCTACGTTTTATTTTTTTACGTGAAAGCTCTTGTAAACTAGTAGCAGGTCCAAGCAGTATTTCTAAATCTTTGTTGATGAATGTTTTTAGGAAAGGCTTAAACTGTTCCCAATCCTGTTTTAAAAAAATGTTTATTGGTATACTGCGGTTTGATTCCCACCACCATTGGTTTGCATATTCTAAAAAGTCACGTTTGATTTGGTCATTGACAATCCCGCCAAAGTCGTATATTGTTGTGATTTGATCGTCTCGATTTTGTATAACGCCGACATATTCATTACCTGCATACGTGCAAAATGTAATGAATGGATACCGCTCTGCAATCTTTTCGAATAGCTCTAAGCCCATAAATACCTAGTAATTGGAGTTAAAATTAATGTATTCTACCACCGTATATTTATATCAGCAAAAGCAACAGGTGCTATTACCTGACACCAGCGGTGCGTACTTTCAAAGGAGATGGCAACCAGTGTATGCTAAAAAATTAAAAGTCAACAGAGGAGTTGACAATGTCATACTGTTTGAATTTATCAACCAGGACCAAAAGCCTGTTAACATCACAGGAAGTACAATCACATATAGAATGATGAGTACCAACGGTGACGAATTGCTTATACAAAAAGATTTAGAACATCTATCAAGTGCATTTGGAAGAGCAAAAGTAACACTATCAAGTGAAGAACTAGATATAATAGAAGAACAAACTGCAACATACAGTTTAGAACGTGCAAGTGGCAACTTATACGAAGCAGTATTTACTGACGCATACAGTGCTGGTAGAGGACAAGTTGAAATAGTAGATAGTGTGTACCCAGACTTTGTTGAGAGTAAAATACTCGAACTTCCAGAGCCAATGATTAAACGTGCCGAAAGCAATCCAGATAGAAACTTTACTAGTATGGCATACACTGCAAATAATACATTAACTACATTTCAGTTAGACTTTGATAACTTTACAGGAAATGTAATTGCTCAAGGTAGTGATAACCAGATAGGTCCAAATTGGTACAATATTGGTTCTCAAATTTCTTATAACAATCAAAATTCACGCACATATATTAATGTCGATGGAAGACATAATTGGGTGCGTTTTGAACTAAACCAATATGGACTTGGTGGCAATGCAGTTGCTGAAGTTAGTAATGGTGCAGTTACATCGTTAAATCTCAATAGCTCAACTATTGGAAGTCAATGGTATGGACCCGGAACTCCAAGAGTTGTAATTGACGGATTAGGCACAGGAGCAACTGGTAGTGCAACAGTAAGTGGCGGAGCAATTACAAGTATTACACTTACCACTGGAGGTCAGGGATATATAGAAGCACCAGCGGTAACATTAGATAATGGGGAAATTACACAGATCCTCTATCGATAGGAGGAACTATGCCAATAAAACGTATAATTGCACTCGGGTGTAGTTGGACATACGGCGACGAATTAATAGACCCTCAATTTAGACACATTAACCATTTGGTTGTTGATGACTTCAAAGATCATTATGAAGAAAACAATCCTTGGCGATTATCACATTGCTATGCTGGATTAGTTGCAGACCATTATGGATTAGAATTTGAAAACTGTGCATTTCCTGGTGCAAGTTTAGAAAGCATGAGATGGACCTGTAACTATATTATGCAACATTATGCTAATCTTGATGAAACACTGTGGTTGGTTGGCTTAACAGATGCGACACGTATTAGTTGGTTTAATCCACAACATGAAGTAAGTATGAAAGATCCGCCGTGGAATAGGCATGTGCATAGTACCTGGCTTGCGGCACTTAATCCAGATATTGATAAAGCCTGGTTTGAGTTACAAAAATTATGGGTAGCAATGAGTTACCATCGAAAATGGGCTGATTATAATCACAAACTAACAGTCAACCTATTTGACTACGTGCAATATCGTACTGGTGCAACAGTACTTCAGTTTAATGTGTTACCAAATGTTTTTGGTACTAGTGCACCAACTTTATTATACAACGACTCTTCTTGGCACCAAATTTTGAGCGATAAACAAAAAACAGAATCCATTGAACCTTTTGCATCTGGTGGGCATCCAAATGAAAAAGGACATGAAATTATATCGAAACACTTGATTGAACACATAAAGTATGCTAATATACTAGCATAATGATCGATCTATTGAGTTACATTCCGCAGAAGCGAAAACAAACAAGTTCTGGTTGGGTAAGTTTTAATGCACCTTGTTGTGTACACAAAGGCGAGTCACAGGACAAACGTCTGCGTGGTGGTATAAAACAAGCAGAAGATGACTGGAGTTATCACTGTTTCAACTGTGGCTTTACTGCAAGTTTTACTGCAGGGCGTAGTGTTGGTTACAAAGCACGTAAGTTGCTTGAATGGCTAGGTGTTGATCCAACTGATATTGAAAGACTGAACTTAGAAAGTTTAAAACGTAAAAGTTTGTTAGACTTAACTGCTGAACGTAACACAATTAAACAAAAGCAGATTGACTTTGAAGAACAAGAAATACCCACAGGTGTTGAACGCATAGATGAAAATAACAAAGAGCACTTTCACTATGTTGAATACTTAAAAAAACGTGGCATGGTATTTGGATATCCGTTTCTAGTAGATAAAAAACGAGGACCAAGAGATAGGATTGTTATACCATACACATACAAGAACAGGATAGTAGGACATACATCACGTTACTTGGACAATCGTACGCCAAAGTTTATAAACAGTCAGCAACCAGGATATGTGTTTGGTTATGATTTACAAAAGTCAGACTGGACCAGTGCAATAGTTGTTGAAGGTATATTTGATGCACTGAGTATATCTGGTTTGGCATGTATGCATGAAACCATAAGCAAGGACCAAGCACAGTTGCTAAAACAGTTGCAACGTAGAATTATAGTAGTACCTGATCAGGACCGTGCAGGATTAAGTATAATTGATGCCGCAGTAGAACACAAGTTTGAAGTTAGTATACCAGAGTGGCCTGAAGATGTTAAAGATGTAAACGATGCAGTGGTACGTTTTGGTGTAGCAGAAACACTTAAACAGATACATCAGAATGCAGAACGCAGTAAGATTAAGATTGAGATGTTTAAGAAACGTCTACAAAGGAAAATAAATGAGTAATTATTGTCCAGAAATATATAAAGGTCTATTTGTGGATCGATGGAACGACAAGCATATAAAAGTTGCACCGTGTTGTCAATCAATTTCAGAAAAAACAAATACCGAAGACTTTAACTTTACAACAAACAGTTATCTTCAAAGTCTACGTGAACAATTTGATCAAGGAAAAAAGCCAAACGAATGCAATCTTTGTTGGCAGGCTGAAAGTTTAGGCCAAACCAGTAGGCGACAAAATATGATTGAGTTCTTTGATACTAATAGTACTGAGGTAGAACTTGAAAGTCTTGATCACAACGCAACATGGGCATGTAACAGTGCGTGTATAATGTGTACTCCTAACTGGAGTAGCCTTTGGGCAGTAGAACTAAAAATTAAAAAAGAACAGTTAGCAAGTATTGGAAGATACCATAGGGCAGACAATGCGTTCCTTGATAAGTTGGATTTATCTAAACTGCAAAAGTTGCACTTCAATGGTGGCGAACCTTTGTTAAACCAAGAACATCAACAGGTACTTGAAAGACTACTCGAAACAGGAAAACTTGCTGATACCTTTATAAGTTACAACACCAATGGCACGCTTTATCCTAACAACAGAACAATTGAGTTGTGGTCAAAAGCTCGCCTGGTGAGGTTATTCTTTAGTATTGATGGAATTGGTAATGCATTCGACTATATACGATACCCAGGAGAATGGAGCATGGTTGAGAACAATCTACAACAGTACAAACAGAATATGCCTAGCAATGTATTGTTTGGATTTAATGTTACAGTTGCTGGT